CCATACGATTTTCGTTGAGTCGCACCGCGTTAAACCAGAAATCGGCGCCAACATATCCGAACATTCCGGACGGGTTGCTATGCGACTTCTGGGAAGGCGGCAGGTACGTGGGTGAAATGCTCGTCTTCCCGTGACCCTTGAGGCTGACCTGCCCCCAGGCGTCTTCGGCGATGACGATCATCGGATAGACATCTACTTTTGACCCGCCCGCTGAAAGCATACCATTCAAGGTACTTGATCCCTGAGCGAGAAACGGCTTGAACAGAGGCGAAGGGATGAACCGGAACTCTTCGCATGCTCCCATCTCTCGTTCGTGCGCTGGTTTGATCGACGAACCGTACTCGACCCGCTTCGTGAATCCGGGGAGATCTCGAATATCACTGTTGCAGTCGGTGTGATGAAACACCAGATATGCAGGTTCTACCGGTTCTGTCCCGAAGTCTGGACCGGGGAGGATTTTGGTGGTCACTTTCTTGGCATAGTTGCCTTCGAGCGTTCGTGCGGCTTGGCGAAGAGCTCCGAGAGAAATAGCAGTATTGACTCCAGCTCGGGTCGACCCGTTGGAATAGTCCACGGTCGTTCCGGCTTTTACTTCACCGTAACATACCAGCTCGGCAATCTCTGCAATAACCTCTCCGGTCTGCTTGATCATGTCGCCGGGGATATCGTCCTCGTACATCATCGCGGCTTTGCTGGTCAACTTGAACAGTACCGCATACTGTTTAAGTGTCACGCTGACATCGGTATAGTCGATGGTGTAGCTGTCGGGGGTTACACCCTCGGTCGTTTCGAACGTGCCGGGGGTAATCTGGGCGGTCTCGTTGGCCGCACTATTGAACGGTTTTACCCGGCGAAAGACGATGGTATCGGTCTTATTGAGGGGCTGCTCTTTCTGAACTCCGAACGATCCCAATACCATCGGGGCTTCGGCGTGATCCAGCATCTGCATTTCGGCGCGAATCAGGTTGCGACTCGCTTTGGTCGAATAGGTCTGTTGTGCCATGATTTATTACCTCTTGTGAAATATCTGCCTGGCGACATAGGCCCGATATTCTTCGTCGGTCATGTCGTCGAGCGATTTTGTTTTGATTGGTTTGCCGTTTTTTCTGTTGTCGGCGGCTGCCGACTCCAGTCTCTGTTGTCGTTCTGCGGCGATTGTTTTGGTTGGCCGTTTATTGGCTACGAAATCCTTGTACGAATTGAGAACCTTGATTGCATCGCTCGGTTTCCAGCTTCCCAGTTTTTCCGTGATATCCGGCGGCTGCTTGTTCACCCAGTCGGCAAACAGAGGGCTGGTCTTGATCTCGTCCAAGTCCTCGTGGACGGCTCGTACGGCTTCAATCGCCATCTCCTTTCGTACCGCGTCCACCCTGGATTCGAGTTCTTCGTTGATGCTTCCCCGTAGTGCTTCGACATCGGGAATACGCCTTTCCAACTCAGCGGTTTTCCCGGTGAGTTCGTTCCTCGTATCTTCCAGCACATCTGCCCATTCGGGAAACTCTTCTTTCAACAGGGTCATCTTCTCCGCTGATCGAGACGCTTTATCGAGTTGCTCGGCAGTCGGGGCGTCGCTGACTTTCTCGGCGGCAATCCTTGCTTCGTGTAGCCTTCGTTCTGCCCCGCCGATTCTGCTTTCCGCCTGCTTCAGCCTGGTGTTGATAGTGTCGATATCTCCGAGCCTGCTTTGCAGAGATTCAAGCGTCTTCCTCAAGACGGGATTTACCCCGGCCCAAGGGTCGTCGTCGGTTGTCTCTACTGTTTCATCGGTTTCTAAATCATCGACATCGTCCTTTTCACCTCCAAACACTTCGCGTGCAACTTCTTCACGCATCAGTCGCTCGTCTTCCTGCATCTCTTCAGTAGTCATAGTCATCTCCACCGGCTTCATCGGGCGGCGTTGATTTTTTGAGGCGGTTATCCCGGCTCGATATATGGTCCGGCAGGTTCGCCAGACGTTTCAGGGTACGTATCTCTCCCCGGATAGCGGCGGTTCGTTCCGGCGATACCGAGAGAGAGTCGTTTCTTTTACGGGCTGCGTCCAATTCGGACGCAGCCCATGCGTGTATGAATTTCCAGGTTCCAGATTGTACGTCCAGGACACCTTCTATCACGCTTATGCAGTCGATCCGATCGAACTGCGGCGGATTTTGCTTTGTTTTCCACCCCGGCCATCTCCATCTCATTAGCCGACTACGCTTGATAGGCGTTTCCATTTTTTGCCCTCCCGACTGGTTCCGTGGGAGGAATAGCAACCTGCGGAGTAGCAACCTCGGTGACCGTCGACCGTTTGTCCGACAACTCCCGCTGCAGGTTCATTCCTGCACTTCCAAGCGCCAGCTGAGCTTTGAGTTTATCGATCTCGATTTTGTGCTTCTCGGCGTACTCCATCATTTTTAAATTGAGGTCCATTTCTTTCATGGCTCTCTCGTGCTGGCGTTCCTGCTCTGCCTGCTCCGATTTGAACTTGAGTTCTTCCATGTCGGATTGTTGGACGAGTTTGGCCTTCTCCATCTCGCCCTGGACCCTCACTTGTGCAACCTCGAGTGCCGGATTTCCAGGGCCTTGCTGCGTCTGTGCCTGTGCAGCTTCGTCGGCCTTGATTTTGGCATCGTCTTTCAGAATATTCAAGCGGCGAGAAGAATAGAACTGCTCTATTGCTTTGTCCCAATCGGTCTTTCGGTTGATATCCGGGTCGGCCTTGAGTTTGAAAACTTGCAGTAAAAGCTGCGCCTGTTGATCCAGCTCGTACAACACCGATACTCCCCTCGGATCGACGTCATAGTCGCCCTTTATTTCCTGGTCGGGGTTGTACTGCATGTTCCAATCGTAATACATCCTTAGGTGAGGTCGAGTAATGCAGTCGTCGTATCTCTTGACTTTAGCCCGCAGCGCGACGTTGTTGCTGTTTACCATGATGTTGGTCGCTCCGAGAGTTTCTGGAATTTCCTGTGCCTCACCCTGGAATATCGCCGGGGTCGATGTCTGGAGATCGGCAAACCTCAGTGCCATCTCGATGATCGCCTGCAGTGGTTGCTGGTTGTTCTGGATCTGGAACTGAGCAAAACATTTTCGAACGTCATCTATCTCCGTGTCTGCGTCCGCCAGCCAAAGACGTTTACCGCCAACTTCCCACTTTCCGTCATACGGTTCGAGCCCTGAGACGACGACATTCATTCCCGAGCTGTCCCCGGCGTTGTCCATCGTGGCCCGCCATGCCGCATCGAGTATCCGTTGAGGCCACATGAGGATAAACGGCTCACCCAATCCCCATGGCTCGTCCGATACTTTGTGCCATTGGAAAAAACAGTATGGCAGATCTCCAGTATCCAGGGTATTGAGTTTGGCTTTCACCGGCCTGTCGTTGATGTAGACGACACATGCAGAGATGGTTTTGTCATCGGGGCATTGGCACCCGAGCAATTCGAGGTCCTCCCGGCTCACATCGCCGTGATACTCCCATATCTCATAGAGTGCGCCTCGCCCGACATGCTCCGAGTGGGTGCTGTAGCCGGATCTCTTGTTATCGGTTGCTACGCTCGTCCGCACCGGAGCCTCATCGAGCACAGCCTGTAACTGATCGACATCATAGTCGGGTAGGCCGATCAATTCTTTGACTTCCCTTGGTCGGATAGTATTCCTCTCCCAAACATACGACGCTCGCCGTACATCATCACCGCAGTCCGGTGACGGGTAGACATTCCAGGGGTCGAGCGATTTGCTTGCCGGCTGATTGTCTTCGCTTGTTTCGAGGATGTGAACGACTTGTTCTTCCCCGTACTCGTCGACGTCGCTTTGCCGAACCCATTTGCGTTTCGTCGATTTTACGACCTGTGGGCCCTTGAGTACCCCGGTTCCGAGTTTGACAGCATTATGAACCATCTTCCGGCACTCGCTGTTGTAGTCGCACTCGGTGAGTTGGTCATCGATCACTCGCTCCATCCCCTGCATGGCTTTTTCGGCCCTGGCTCGGAGATCCTGGACAACGGCAGACATCGGTGCGGGTTGGCCGGTTGCTTTGTCGATGATTGGCTGTCCGGCTTGCATCGCAGGCGCATCCACGTCCTGCATGTCGTCCATTTCCGGGTTTGGAGTTATTTTCAATGCCCAGTTTTTGTTGTCTACTGGCAACATGGTATCGCTAAACCGCCCCTCGGCGACTTCGCAACGCCCCCGGATGATGTTCATCGTCACGCGGCTGCGCCTGGGCCCCTTGTCTTTAATCGTTGCTTCACCGGTAACATAATCCAACATTGCCGGAGGCGTGTCTTCGCTGGCAAAATCATGGAGTTTTTCCGACAGTCTCCATCTCCGCTCAACCCCTGAAGCAGCCCTGAAAGCAATCGCCTCCGCGCGGGTCTTCAAGTTAGCGTCTGCAAACGCGGCGAGCTTTGCCTCGTAGATTTCCCGTTGTTCCCGATCCGATCCAGATGCTGCGTCGTCCACCATGTCGATCATGTCGTCGATCATCTCTCAATATCCCACGGCATCGTCTACCGGATCATAGCCTGGAGATCTCGGTCGTTGTTTTTTCTTTTTCACGGCGACAATTTCCCCAAACAGATCGGTCATGGCCCATACCAGGGCGTCAGCCCTGTTTGGCGAGTTATCTCCCGTATATCCATTGGTCGTAAATGCGACCAGCTCGTCCTCTAGATCCCTGAAATACCCGACATGCCTAATGCGACCCTGCTCGTATAGTG